CATAATATACCTTTCAATCTCAATCGTTTATAATCTATTATACCGCAGTCTGCAATTAAAGACAAGGGATAACCCCACAAAAAGTAGGGTTATTTTCCCCTTTAAAAACAACAACTTAGGCAACGATAGAGACGAATCGGTTCAAAACCACCCTCGAAGACTTCTTAACATCAAGGTATTTGGCAAACTTACTAGCGATAGCCTTAGCCGACATATCACCCTGAACTTGCAACTCACCCTCTTCAATCTTCTGTTTCGATGCAGGAAGCAAATACAATTCGTCACGACCAGTGTTCGGTACGATTGCGTAGTCATGCTGGCGCAAATCTTTCCTAAACTGCTCGACAAGGTTCAGCTGATCCATTCGAGTGGTAGCAGTCATGTTGTTTTGAATAAACGATTCCAAATTCCTACGACCAGTATTTGTTACATGGAAGCCAACTGTTTTGATATTGTAACGATCTTTGATCATACGCAACAGAACACGAGTTTGCTCAGAGCCAATATTAGTAATCTTATATTGTTTCTTCGTAACTGGGTCAGTCAAGTAGTTCACAACCTTCATGTGTTTACTAAAACCATCTGGTGTAGTAACACGAGTGTAATCTCTGATGCCACCATACTCATTTGGTTGCAAGCCATGACCTTCGCCATCAGTCAGAGTAACCAAAGACATTTTCTCAACAGCATTATTGCCGATGAATTTGCCGATGTAGTCAGAGAGGAACAACAAAGATTCGTTCAATGGAGTACTATTCAGTCCGTAACCTGTACCATATCTCCATGGCTCATTCAACAAATGATCGACCATACGATTGAATTCGCTATTAGTCATCTTGTTGTTGAAGAACTCCAACAGGTGATATTGTGTATCAACAAAACCCTTCTGATCAGCATCAATAACACGAGTATGAACATAGTTGCCTTGATCGTATGCTGAACTGAATGCAAACACCTTGTATGGAATTTGGATTCGTTGGCAGAACATAGCAAGGTTGATAACCTGTTTTACTGTGTCTGAAATAACATCCTGCATCGAACCTGACCAGTCCAGCAAGAAAATCATTCCATGATTCTTATCTTCAGGAACAACTTCAATCTTCTTGAACATGTCATCAGTAAGTTTGTAAGCATACAGTTTACGGATGTCCAAGTCACCAGACTTTGAAGTGCTTGTTCGTTTGTACTCGCTGGCAGACTTCTTCATTTCGAATTCTTTGACCAGATAGTTTACGATTCGAGCAGAGTTAGTTTTGAACTTCTGATTAGACTCTTTCTTCGAACCGATATACATATCACACCACTCTTTAGAATGGTTTTCAGCGCATCGTTCAGTATAAGCAGTCCACTCTGCATCCAAGTCTTTCAAGACTGTTTTTGTTGGAACAATAGGGTCACGACGCACCATAAATTCTGGCGAGTAATTCATGACCATAGTATCTACATCAGCCAACTCCGACAATCGTTTGTGGAATGACTGCTGTGTTTGTGATTCCAATTCTTCTTCAACATCTTTGGTTTTGTCGAACACTGGAGCAGAGCCTGAAGTCTTCTTAGTAGTTTCAACTTCTTCGTCAATCTCTTCTTGGGTTTCATCTGGATCTTCATCGTATGAAGGATCGATATCCCAAGAGTCATCGCCATCATCGTACTCATCGTCTTCTGGCAGATCTTCACCATTTAGTTTAAACAATTCGTCAATTTCGGATTGCATCTTTTGACGCTGTTCCTTAGAGTATTCGTAAACCTGTTTGGCTAACTCATACACATCGTTAGGTGTATCGCAGCGATCAACTTTGCGAACCATTTCCATTTCTTCTGGAGTGAACTTAACACCACAGTTGAAGCCAACTTTGTAGTACAAATTGATTCGATCGATCAAAAGAAGTTTGGACAAATCCTTATCTTGGATTCCAAAAAAGTCTTTATCGTTTAGTTGTTTGTATCCCTGAATGAATGCTTTGCGCAGTCCTGGATATTTGTTCTTGACGAACTTTTCGATACGAACATCCTCGATCACATTCATGTAGCCATGAAGTTTGCGAAAATCTTCCATTTCAAAATAGTCGTTGGTGGTGTAAAGAGCATGACCCACTTCATGACCAATGAGCATTTCCTCTACATCATCAGTCATTTCTTTCCATTGCGGAAGAGTAAGTGTTCGTGACCTGCTCTCGAAAGATGCAGTGCGTACATTGGCACGGATCACATTTAGATTTTCGTTAGCCAACAGGCGAGCCAACAAATCTTTTGCATTCATCATATAAAATCTCCAGTCGATATAAAGTCTATTATTCCCTAATTCGGAATTAAAGACAATACCCCTTGCAACCCTTGTATTTACAGGGGTCTAATCCCCTACAGATTGTAGGGTTATACGATAACTGAAAAATCGTTGCGTTTTTCGAACCTAATTACAGATCTGAACTTATCGAATAGCTGATCACCCTTGTGGGAAATAACAAACACATTGGACTTTTCGCCTAGCGTGTCCATTAGTGATAGGAAATAGTCAGTGCCATTCGTATCTAGACTTGAGTCGAAGATCTCGTCCAACAAGAGTAGGTTTGTATTGACAGAGTTTTTCATCTTAGCAATTTGTCGCCATGTGAAAAGAATAGCCAAGTCAATACGCATCTTCTCGCCCTCAGAGAATGAAGCATATGTAAACTCATCACGGAAACGAGACTTAATCTTTTCGTTGAAAGACTCATCCAACTCAAAGTGGATATACGAATCCATCTGATTCAGATACTGATTGATCAGCTTGTTCATGACAGGCAGATACTCACGAATGATTGCTGTCTTAATACCAGTGTCTTTTAATAATGCGCCAGCAACATCTTGTAGTTCTTTGTTAGAATCTAACTCAGCCTTACGATTAATGTTAGTCAATGCCTCTTGTGCTAGTTGTTTTAACTTTGCTTTTTCTTCAGTGATGTTGCCAGTATCGGTCTTAGCGTTTTCAATCTCTGCACGCATCTCTGTATTCTGTCTGTTTAAGATAGTTACTGCCGAGTTGTGCGTAGAGAGTTCAATCGTCTTATCAGCGACCATTTTTGTAATTGAATTGACTTCCTGTAACTGAGTGTTGAGCTTTGATAAGACTGACTCGAGTTCTTCCACTTTTTTATTATCTTCAGAGATTCTTTTATGAATTTCTCCCAAGACTTTGACTTTATGGTCTTCGCTAATCTCTTGTGTGCATGACGGACAGACATGGTTCTGGTCGAAGAAAACTTTATTGTTCTCGCACTCTTCAACTTTACTTGAGAGTTTTGATCGCAAGTGCTTTGCCTTTTCGATATTAGAATCGAGGTCATCTCTTGCTGAAATTTTTTCCCTGAGTTGCGTAACCTGATCAGTGATACTGCCGATGAGAAGGTTTGTAGTTGCGATTGTTTCCTCATTGCTCGCAATCTTTCCCAGTATCGCATTAATACTTTCTTCCTTTGCAGACGAAAGCGTCTTGATGATTGCGCTTTGTGACTCCACCCTTTGCTTTGCAAGCGAGATCTCGGATTCAACTCTGGTGATTTCATCTTTTGTAGCATTTTGTTTCTCTTTCAATAACTGATTCATAGTAGAGAAAATTCTAATATCAAGGATATCTTCGATAACTTCTCTGCGCTGCAGCGGAGACAGCTGCATGAATGGAACGAATGAAGCTGATCCTAATATAACAACTTGTGTGAATGTTTTGTAATTAAGTTTTAAAATTTGTTGCTCAAGAATCTTCTGATAATCTCGTGAAGCTGCATCTTGATTAACCATCTCGTCATTCAACCAGATCTCAAAAATATTTGGCTTTATTCCACGGACAATTTTGTACTCTTTTGAACCTATAGAAAACTCGATTTCAACTACAGCATTCTTCTGATTGATGGAGTTGACCATCTGACTCTTGTTAATATTCCTAAAAGGTTTATTGAACAGAGCAAAACAAAGAGCATCTAGACAAGTAGACTTACCCTCACCATTCTTACCAATAACAAGAGTGGTTGATGATTTGTTTAGTATTAAGGTATTGGGTTGATTGCCAGTAGAAAGAAAATTCTTCCATGATAACTTTTTAAATACAATCATTCACTCTTCCATTTCATACCCAGTGCTTTGTAAATAAACTGCTTAACAAAGTTAGGTTTCTTTTTAGACACAATAGTAATTGGCATCGCATCAACATTAATAGTAAAGGATGGATTACCAAGATTGTTAGACATGGTAGTCCAGCCAGTGCCACCACTACCAATCATCAATCCCATACCAGAAGTAATACATACAGAATTTTTCGCTTGTTCAGCTCTCCACTCTTCGAGATATTTTTCACATGGTGTAAAATCTAATTCAAGTGGTATCTGTTCCGTAAGTGGAAAGAAATATGATATCTCAAGTTGTTGCATCATCTTGGTTAATCGCTTCCGTATATAAAGTTTTCATAAATGTCTTGACTCTTTCCTTGTCAAGATCTGTGTTAACTGAATCAATATAATTTGAAAGAACATTTAAAGTGTCTTCCAAATTTATATCAGAAGCAACTTCACCTTCACTGAACTCAGAGAAGTCTTCAATGATTTTGACTTCAGCTGGATTCGAATCATACACCTTTGTAACAAATTTGTCAAACTTATAAAAATCAGTTTTGTTTGCTACAACTAACTTTACGAATTTATCTTTTAGATGATCCATCGACTGGTTTGTTGGGTCGATGAGGGAATCGTCGTATTCAATTCTTGCGAACATCGTATTAGGATTTCTGACGAATTCGAGTTCTCGTGTGTTGAGATCGAACAGGTGAAATCCTCTGGGATCGTTATAGTCTTGCCATGTGAGTTCGTAGGGATTTCCCAAATAAAATATATGACCATCATCACTACGATGGTGATAATGACCGCTAAAAACCATGTCAAAGCGATTAAAAATTTCTTTAGATAAGCCATCATGACTTTCCAGTCCTCTATGCATTGCAAAGCCAGCAATTTCAAAATGTCCCATGCACAATTCGGCAGTTGTGTCTTTCATTGTATCTAAAGAATCTTGATAGTTCTCTGGACAAATCCAAGGCATCATACAGATGGGTGTTTCATCAACATAGATTGTAGCTGGGTGATCAATCACATTGATGTTGTTGTATTCTTTTAGTAGTAAGTCTGGTGAGTTTACATCGTTTGTGTTTTTATAGTATGTATCGTGGTTACCTGCAAGCATATGAACAGTAATGTTACGCTGAGCAAGTTTATCAAAGAACATATCTTTTGATCTTTGTAACGAATAAAAGTTCACATACTTTCTGCGATCAAATGTGTCGCCAAGAATAAGAACAGTAGTAATACCATTAGCGTCAAGAGTGGGGAAAAATGTTTCATTATAGAATTTTTCAAAGAAATCCAAAAACAGTTGACTATCATTTCGAGCACCAAAGTGCTGATCTGTAATAATTGCTACCTTCATCTTATTCCTTTATGCCATCAAGAAAGTCGTCAAGACTGGCTTCCTGCCTTTTCTTCTTAGGTTTCTTTTGTAGAAAGTCTGGCTCTGGATTGTTTGGACCAAACCCCTGATGCTGCTGCATAAAATCCAAGAAGCCATTTGTGAAAGTGCCATCTTCATCTTGTTCTTGTAACTCGAATGCTTCAAATGGCATATCCATCACCAACTTGTTCTTGATGTAGGTTTGTTTCTTTTCTTTGGCGATTCTACGCAGGAATGCGTAATAGATGATTTGCGTAAAGTATGCAAATGGATTGTTAGATTTATCGGGATCAAAGTTGTTGATATATTGAAGACAGTTTTCAACACCATCTAAAATCATATCCTCACGATAACTATAATTAATAAAGTTTGCTTTGTAAGAAAGATGAGTAGCAATCTTCATAAGGCATTCACCGATATATGGAGTTACTCTTGGTTTCTCCTCACCAGCTTCTTCAGCTTCACGAAGTGACTTCTTATACTCTTTCATTGCTGCCAAAAAGTCAGCGTTGTTTACATAATGCGTTCCACCAGCCATTTATAATATCTCCATAATAAATTTAAGTATACAGTATTACATTGTGCAAGACAACTAAAAATATAAGTTTGTCTGCAAGTTGTCCGACATGTAAACTGACGATGTTAGGATTGGTCAATGAATCGTATCATTACCATCAACGAAACAGTTTTCATCTGGCTCTTCTGTATGATCTTCAAGTTCTTCTGCAGCATACGCATATTCTAAATCAATAGAATCAGAATGAACTTTTATAGCAATCCCATCATGCTCTTTAACTAAATTGATGAAGTGGGGAATTGCTCTGTGAGCTAACTGCTCATTGATTACTACATGTCTTTTGTCTATAGTTATTGTTTGCTTTTGTACAAACTGACTATATGGACCAGCTGTAATTTGCTCACCAACAGTTATTTCATTTTGTAAAACTTTATGCAGTCTTATCTGCATAGGGAATTTTAAAGTTAAAGACTCTTCGGTTTCGCTCTCTTTAATAGCCATCATCTGATCGCCATTAATGAGTTTTACAAATACGAACAATTCATTCATATTTTTACCTCTACTATTTTGTAGTTAAATTTTTCTTCCGAGTAGGTTTTAAGTCTCTCTGCAAAATGATGTAGAGTATGATTCTTCCAAGACTTCCAACTTAGATCGTCTGCGATATCATATAAGTTACATTCAGTCTTACCATTTTTCATTCTTAGTCCACGACCAATACTTTGTAAGTTTCGTATTTTACTTTTGGTGGGCGATGCAAAAATAATGTTTTCGAGCGAGGGGATGTTAATCCCTGTAGAGAAAGTACCATAACTAGCAACAATAATGGCATCACTTTCAAGTTCTGTAATATGCCGTATTTCCTCACGCTGTTCTGTATCAGTGCCACCATAAACGAAAAAGACTTTTCTACCCTCTTTAACTTTACTGCGAATGAGTTCAACTAACACCTTTCCATGTTTTTCTACATATTGAAATAATACAAGCGTATTGCCTTTACTCTTTATGGCTAGACTGCAAATGAAGTTGTTTCGTTTTTCATTTGCTACCAAGAAATCCATTTCATCTTGGTACTGATTGTTCTTTCTGCCCTGACGAGTTATGTCGTCATACTTAAGAAGCAGACAAAGAATATTTAGTGTAGCCAACCTTTCCGATTCCATCAATGCTTTAGTAGTTGTAACCCTATGCATTGGTCCAAAGATACCTTCAAGAACTAACTTGTGTACCTTCTTGTTGTCCAGAGTTCCTGTAGTTCCAATACGATGCTTGACTTCAGTCAGTTTACCCATGACTGATGTTAGAGAATTGGCTTTGAATTGATGGGCTTCATCTCCGAAGATTACATCAAATTGAGAGAACCATGCCTTCGGTTGTTTGTATACAGACTGCCAAGTTGTAATCAAAACATCTTTGGAGATATCTTTAGTGAAACCACTGTAAAGTTTTTGGCAATGATAGCTTGTCTTCCAACCATTAGCTGAGGAATAATCCTCGAAGTCTGTATAGAGTTGTTCAACTAAAGAAGTAGTTGGAACGATGATGATACATTTTCTTCCTTCTTCTAAATGCCAACGCATAGTTGTATAGATGATGAAAGACTTGCCTGAGGCAGTAGGAGATAGAAGTAGAATACGATTGCGATCTAGTGCTTGCGTAACAGCTTCGATTTGATAGTCTCGTATTTCAATAGGTTTGCCGTGACCCATTGGGTTTAACCACTTAGCAAATTCTTCAACTTGTTGAGCGGTAACATTGTTTGTTATATGTAAAGGTGTTGTTTCAACTACCTCATATCCATGATTGGTAGCAAAGTCGTAGATGTAATGAACAAGACCAACATATAAAGTTTTGCGTATAACATCATACATACGCACCTTACCATCCCACAACCTTGCTCGATACTGAGGTGTGAACCTAGCACCTGGATATTCGAAAGTAAAGAAGTCTGAGAGTTCTTGTTCTACTGAAGGGTCAGAATAAATTCTGACATGAACTT